CATGTGGAGGCGTGGTGATCGGATGAACCAGTCTGTCGGCGAGGGGATCAGCAGCAAGTTGGCGTCGATCCCAAGTGGCACGCGTCCTCCTGGAGCTTGGGTGTTGGCATACCAGGCAGGAGCAATCGCCTCGTTCACCGGGTGTAAGGTTGTTGTTGCGGTTGACAATCTTAACGTTGCCAGTGGCCGCAACATTGATGGCTCCACAACAATTACCGTTACGGTGCCTGACGCGCAGTTGCAGTTGACAGTCAGCGGGTCTGGCTCTGCGACGATTAGCTTTACGGCAGCCGGAAACTTGGCCGGCGGCGCGTTCGTTGACGGGTCTGCGGCCTTCTCGTTTACCGTCTCGAGCGCAACACTAGGCGCCATTGTCGATCTGGTCGGGCAGTCGAATGTGTCGGTCACTGCTTCTGCGTTGATCAATGCGATCGGAAGCCTTGCTGGCGATATTACGCCGTTCACCACGCTCAGTCCCGAGAACTTAGCGGCTGCGGTTCTGAACGCGGCGGCTGCCACTCCTATCGCCAGTAACGTCAAGCAGATGAACGACGCCACAATGTACGGCACGGGTGTCCCCGTTGACCTGTGGCGAGGATCTCCGTGACTTCGTTTAGCGACCAGTCATTTAGTACCAACGCATTCAGTCAGAACGCTTTTGAGTTTGCGGGCAATGTTGCGGCGGCTCAGGCATCTGCTACTGGGTCCGCAACGGTTGCGGCTCAAGGCGCGACGATCGCTGAAGGCGCGGGCAGCTTCCTCATGCGTGAGGCGCGCTGGGCGTCCTACCGCAAAGTCGAAGGCAAGTACATTCGACAGGTTTCGCCTGGCGTGTTCTTGCGGGTCGAGAAGGACAAGCCGGTTGCTGTCGTTGAAAACCGCAAAGCGATGGACGGGTTGTGGCGCGACGACAAAGTTGTTGCTAGCCTCGATGCAGATGAGGTGGAAGCCCTTAAGAAGGTTCCTGTAGGGGCAAGGCGGCGCGTCCAGGAAGCTGCTGCGCTTGCCGCGCTTGGCATCATTTAGGGGGTATCATGGCTAAGACACCAGCATGGCAGCGTAAAGCCGGTCAGAATCCGAAAGGCGGGCTAAATGCCAAGGGTCGTGCGAGCTACAAGGCCGCGACCGGCGGCACCCTCAAGCCTCCGCAGCCGGAAGGTGGTCCTCGCAAGCGGTCATTCTGTGCCAGGATGGAAGGCATGAAGAAGAAGCTGACCTCGGCCAAGACCGCGAGCGATCCCAACTCCCGGATCAACAAGTCCCTCCGCGCATGGAAGTGCTGACATGAAGAAGCCCATCTGGGATCGAGATCGCCCCAAGTCTCTTGGCAAGCCCAAGAAGCTGTCGCCGGCACAGAAATCCTCTGCCAAGGCTGCGGCTAAGGCTGCGGGTCGTCCTTACCCCAACATGATCGACAACATGCGAGCGGCAAGGAAGAAATAAGGAGACTGCAATGGATTATGAGTATCTCAGCAAAGACCAAATCGCTCTTTTGGAGCAGATTCTTGGTGGCCCAAACGCCGACACTTCTATGGCGATTACAAAGCTGAAAGAAAACCCATTAGAGCGATCTCTGATCGATGAGGCTCTTTATGAGATTTTGGGGGCGCGATATATCCAGGATGTTGTCAATCGCGAGATTCAATCGCAAAAGCCGCCAGTTTCTCCGCTTCCATTGGCTCAGTTTCGTCGCAATGTCAAGCAAGAGGGCATCAGCCCAGAGCAACTGTACCAAGATTTATCCCAGAGGCACAGTAACCCCTCTGCTCGCCAGAGGTATTGGCCAACACCGGATCAAGAGGAAGCGGTTCAGCGGCCACGCATAGAGCAGATTATGTCTATGCTGTCTCGCCAGAGGTAAGCATGAAGCTAGACCAAGACGAGATCGATAACTGGCGCCGACACCCTGTAACGCAGGAGATGATCAAGGCGCTGAAGAAGGAGGATCCGCTCCACAGGTATCGTGGGGCGAATGACCTTCTGAGCCTTGGCCGCGCTCAGGGCTACGACATGGCGTTGATGACGTTAGGCCGCGTGATCCAAGACCCCAACTTGTTGGTGTGACATGAAGCGCAGCATGAAACTTGCAGAAGCCCTCGAGGTCGTGCGGCAGTATGGCCGTGGCAAGGACACGGAGGTGGCGCATGTCATGCCGCGTGAGAAGGCGCTTCTGAAGGCCTTGGGTGGCCGTGGAAGCATCAACCCCAGGACAGGCTTTCGCGAGTACGAGGTGGATGGCGGCGGCACCGACGCTGGCGGCACCGACGCTGGTGGCGGTGAGGGCGGGCAGGCTGATGGTATGGGGGATTTTGGTTCTGCTGACGAACGATCGGCTGGTCCGTCTGATTTTGGCGGGCAACTCGGTGGCTACATGGAAAGCGCATCTGCTAGCGCTCCTGCGCCGGTCGAACTTTCGCAAAATTCCATTCAAGGCGGAGCCATTGAGAGTGCGCCGCTTGGTCCGCCCACATCGCTTTATGGCGACTTCATCAACAGCCCAGTCGTGCCGGAAGAGAGAAATGCGCTGGATCGACTGAATGCACCGGCCGCAGTCCCGACCGTTGGAGACTTTGAGCTTGCCACTGGCATTGCCGCTCCTGCGCCCCAGGTAAGCTTCCTCGACCAGGTTTTGAGCGCATTGAACACTGGTCCTGGCATTGCCGGTGCCGTCGCTGGAACTCCGACTGGGTTGCTGGCTCAGACCATGCAGAACATCAACAACACCTATTTTGGCGGGCAGGCTCGAGCATTTGGTGGCACGGAGGAAGCGGGGCCGTTCCAGGCATCTCTCGGGCCAGAGGGTCTGAACGAGTCTGTTGCGCCGGCAGCGACATCTAGCGAGCCTGCGCCGGCATACATCCGTCCTGCGGCACAAGAGGTTCCAGACTTCCTTTCCGGCTATCTTTCTCCTGGCCTAACGGACTTGCAGCGTCGCGCGTTGATCAGCACGCTTGGGAGCCAAGGCGTGAACCCGCTGTTCCGCAGTCGTCCTGTTCAGCAGTTCTACGCATCGATGCTGGCAAGGGAATTGGTCAATCCGCAGAACCAACTGGCACAGACACCGTACATCCTGCCGATCGAGCAGAGGTATCTGTCGGGTGTGGTTGGCGTTCCTGGCGGGCAGCCGCAACAGATTTACCAGGGCATACGCCCATTGATTTCGTAAAGGGGGTGGTTTAAGTGAAGAAGAAGCCGATGAAGAAAGGCGGTCGTGGCTGCTGACCGCTCGAATAGAGGCGCCGTTTTCCCCCTTTTCGGCGCTTCGGGAAGGGGTGGGATGTTATTCCTTGCGTCCCCCCCTTCTTTCTCGCCCGTTAATGCGTAGCGTCGGGCGGCGCATTGTGCGCAAAGAGGAAGGTATGAGCAAGAAACTGAAACCGCTGTTCGCGCGCGTGGTCGTGCGAGCAGATACTATGCAGTCTACCGTCACTGCAAAATACGCGGGTCTGGCCAAGATGGGGTTCCAGGTGCCGCAGACGGTCGAAGAGAAGCAGATCCCCGACGAGGGGGTCATTGTCTCGGTTGGCGAAACCTGTGAAGTGCTGAAGCCTGGCGACAAGGTGCTGTTCGGCAAATGGGCCGCAAAGCAGCTTACCTTTGAGCCTGGGCTGTACGTCATGCAGGAGGAAGACATCATTGGTCTCCTCGAGGAGGCTGCATGAGCACGGAGCGCATGTCCAACCGCATCGAAATCCCTGACGACGAGCCCGCGCCGCCGCCGGCCAAAACTCAGGCTCAACCAGAGGCTGCGCCGCCAGCAAAGGCAGAAAAGTCGGCGCCCGCCCAGGAACAGGACGGCGACGGTTCTGACTGGGTGGACATCGAGGATCCCAAGCTCAAGGCTCGGTTCAATCGGCTCTATCGCCACACGAAGGAGGCGAATGCCAAGGCCGAGAAGACGGAGCGTCAGGTTGCTTTGCTTGCAGAGCAGAACCGCAGACTTCAGTCCGCTCTTGAAAATTATGCGGCTCATCAAAAGGACGTTAGGACTAAAGCTGAATTGGCTTCTCTGAAGAAAGAGGCCAAGGAAGCTCTTGCGACTGGCGACACCGATGCCTTTCTGGCGGTCAACGAACGGCTGACTGAGATCAAGCAGGAGGTGAAGAAGCCTGAGCCTGAGCCTGCACCGCAGCCGCAGAACGCCATCTCTGACACGGAGGTGAAGGTTCTGAACAATTGGCAGAACCAAGTCGATGACGACGGGGAGCCAGCGCGTCCATGGGCTCGTCCTGGGCATCCTGAGTTTGCGGCGACGCAGGACATGATCCGGCGAGTCGTGAACCTCCCTGACATGCAGGATGCGCCAATTCGCGAGATCTTGGCAGAGGTCGATCGCCGGATGGCGAAGGTGCTCGGCTCGGATGACATTGACGACGAAGCGCCGCGCAATACGGTGCAGCGTGCGTTTTCGTCTCCTCGAGGCGAACGGCCACGCGCGCAGGAGCGGACAACTCTGTCGGCTCAAGAGCGTATCATCGCGGAGCATATGTTCATGGGTGGGCGCGGCTCTCTTGCGCGCACGGCCAAGGATGCACATGAACTCTACGTCAAGCAGAAGCGTGCTTTGGGTAGGGTGGTTGAGGTGGAGGACTAAATGGCAGAAGATATTGAAATCCAGGGCGATGTTTCCCTGGAAGGAGCGATCCGCAAGCGTGGCGTGCGCCGCGTGGAGGAGCCGAAAAAGGGAACTCGGTCGTGGGTTCCGGCGGCACCTCTGGGGATCAAGGCGAAGGATCCGACGAATCGACTTCGTTGGGTCCACGCGGAACCGGCCAACATGCTCAAGAAGCGTGCTGAAGGCTGGGAACGCGCAACTAGGTCCGATGCCGTCCACGATCGCCCAAATGGCGTCGAGAGCGGGGTCGGGGCTCCGGCCGATGTGCTGGAGTACAGAGACATGGTTCTGATGAAGCTTCCAGAGGAAGTGGCGCGCGAGCGGGAGGCGTACTACCGCACCCAGGCGCAGCAGCAACTCTCGGGGCTCCAGAGCAGGGCCAAGACCGAAATCCGCCGTCAGACCGGAGCTACGGTCGATGGCTCAATCCAAATCGATTAATCTCAGGAGACCTTCAACATGGCTAATGCACCGTTCGGGTTCGCCCCCGTTCGGAACATGGCTGCGGGTGGTGACCTTCCGACTCGGATGTATCGAGTCACGGCTACCGGCAACACCCAGGGCTTGTTCATTGGCGACCCGGTTCGATTCAATCCCAACGGCGTCGGCATCGCTCGCGTCTCGGGCAATGCTGCGGCGAACACTCGAGTCCTGGGTGTCGTGGCGCAGATGTTCGATGACAACGGCCGTCCGCTGACCTTCAATCAGCCCAACCGTGGTCCGTTCCTCCCGTCGTCCACGTCGGGCTGGGCGGCGGTCTACGACAGCCAGCAGATCACGTTCATCTGTCAGGTTGACGGCAGTGCGGCAGAGACGCTGGTTGGTCAGTACGTCAGCCTGACTGCGGCGACGAACGGTGGCAACACTGCTGCCGGCACGTCGATCTTGCAGATCCGTGCGGGGTCGGCCGATACCAGCGTGAAGATGTTCCAGGTTCTGGGCATCTCGCCGACTGAGTCTCGCGGCCTCGGCAGCTTTGCCAATGCTTCGGGCTGGGGCAATACGGACATCGACGTTGAGGTCCGCATCGCTCTCCACTCCCTGACCTCGACCTGATAGGGAGGCCATTCAATGACGACCGGAACTTCCAATCTTCCTGAACTGCTTTGGCCTGGCATCAGCACGATCTGGGCCGACACCTACCGCCGGTATCCGCCGCTCTGGAACCGCATGCTCATTCTTCGTCGGTCCACCAAGGCCTTCGAGAAGGAGCAGGGTGTGACCGGCTTCGGCCTGGCCGGCGCCAAGACAGAGTCTGGCAGCGTGCCTTTCGTTGATATGCTCCAGGGCTATCAGCGTGAGTACGTCAACCTGACCTACGGTCTCGGCACGATCATCACGCGGGAGTTGATGGATGACGAGCAGTACAACGTCATCAACAACGTCCCCCGTATGCTGGCCGAGTCCATGCGTCAGACGGAAGAGACGATCTCGGCGTCTGTGTTCAACCTCGGCTTCAGCACGATGGTTGGCGCGGATGGCGTGTCGTTCTTCAACTCGGCGCACCCGAATGTGCGTGGCGGCTCGCAGCGTAACATCCCCGCTGTGGCCTCCGACCTTACCCAGGCCTCCCTGGAGCAGGCGTACATCGACATCCACGACTGGCAGGACGATTCGTCCCTCAAGATCAATCTCATGCCAGAGAAGATCCTGGTTCACCCGTCCAATCGGTTCGTCGCCGAGAAGATCCTGGGGACCAAGTTCGCCGTGGGAAGCGCTGACAACGACATCAACCCGATGGCCGGCCAGCTCGACCTGATCGTCAATCCGTTCTTCACGGATCCCGACGCCTGGTTCGTGCTGACGAACGCCAAGGCTGGTGCCACGTTCTATCGGCGCCGCAACGCTGAGATCTCCCGTGACAACGAGTTCGACACGGAGAACCTCAAGATCAAGACGACGGCTCGCTTTGCCGTTGGCGTCACCGACTGGCGCTACGGCTACGCTTCGGCCGGCGCCTGAGTCTCTGGCGCAGTTAAGGTGGTGGGGGCGTCCTTTGGGGCGCCCCTTCTGCTTGAGGGGGCCTACCCCACAGAACCTCCGTCCCTATGATGGCTCGACCACATCAGGGAGGCTTGCATGAGCTTCAAAACCCAGTTTAGCGGTCCCGTGGCTTCTGGCCTGGACCTTGGCGCACCGGCACTGACCACGAAGGCATTCGGTCGCTTTACGACCTGGACGCCTGTCACGACTCTCCCGATCGGTCGTCAAGCGATCGCCGCCATCCCCCCTGATGGTATCCTCCAGGAGATCAATGTCTGGAAGACAGGATCTTTTACTGGTGACGCTGTGTTTACGTTTGGAACGGGCGCCGCACAGACCAACAATCTCTGCCAAACGACCGTGTCGGCGAACGGGATTTATCGTCCCTTGCAATCCAGCACGACGGCTCAGACCACCTTCCCGTACCTTCATGCTCCGTTGTCTGCGGCCCCGACGCCAATCTATGTCGGCATGAGTCAGAGCAGCGGGACGCTGACGGCTCTCACGTCGTCGGCTTGGATCGAGGTCGTCTACACCCGCATTGGCCTCGCGGATCGTCCAGACCTGGTCGCGGCGTTCAAGGGGAACGACACAACCTACCAGGGTCCGATTATCAGCGGCGCGCAGGATGTGGGCATCCCGTCCCGCTTGAGCTACGGCAACCTTCAAACCGTCCAGCAGACCACCGCCGCTACGGCACCTGTGACCGCTCAGGTGGTTGGTGTGCTCCCGTTTGGCGCGCAGCTTGATAGCATCAACCTTTACGTCAAGTCTGGTGTGACGGGTGACGCAACGGTTCGGTTTGCTGCCGGCACGGATGGCGACAACCTTGGGTCAGTCTCAGTCTCGGCGGCGCGGGTGTATTCGGTGGCGCTGACGACAGCCCTGACCACGATCCCGCGCGGAATCAACACTGGCTCTGGCCAGCCGATCCGCATGTCGATCGTGTCGGGCAACGGCGCCCTGACCAACTTCGCTGCGGTAGCCGAAATCATCTTCACCCGGCACGGGCAGTCTGAGGGCTACCGTGGGATTTCGATGAAGGAAACGACGTTCCAGGGGCCGATCGGCAGTGGCGTTCTGACGGGTCAGATTGCCGATCGCCAAGACATTGGTTGGGGCCGCCTGTCTCGCCTGACGACGACGATCCAGAGCACCAATGGCGTCGTTTCGGCGCAGTTGGCTGGCTACGTGCCGATCGGGGCGGCTTTGGTCGAGATCAACTACTACGCGGCCACGGCTGCTGGCGGCGAAGCGATTGTGCGCGCGACCAACAGCCCAACGGTGTTCACCTCGGATGTCTATGGCTCGGTCTCGGTTTCTGCTGCCGGGGTGTACCAAGTCATCTCCTCGAGTGCGCCCAGCGTCTTTGGGTTCACTGGCGTCAACCGGGCGGTGTCTGGAGCTACAGCGCAGCCTGTGTACATCAACGTGGCGGCGGTCTCTGGCAGCATTGCCGCTCTGAGCGGTCAGGCGGTCATCGAGATCGTGTACACGCGCCTCGATCCCTCCATCTACGGAGTTTGATATGAAGCCGAAACGCTGGGAGTTTTCCCTTGCCGGTACGACTACGATCTACTGGCCGACCGATTACTACATCAGCACCCAGGAGTACTCGTTCAACATCCGGCAGTCTGGCGGCTCTGGTAACCTGACCACGGCAACCTCGGCGGCATGGTCGATCGACCCTGTCCTTTCTCGAGGGGTGGTAAGCGCCACGTTCACCCAAGTGACGGCTGGTGCCGGGTTCCTGGCGATCCACGAAGATCCGGCGAGTTGCTTCCGGTTCACGGTGGCAGCGTCTGGCACGGCAACGGTGGAGATCGTGGCGATCCAGAGCGGACCTGAGCGCACCAAGTAATGTCCTCCTGGACTGAACGGAACAGGTGGAAGCGTGGTCGCTGGCTGGTCACTGACGACGAGTCTGGCGAGGTTCTGTATTCGGATCAGGTCGTTCGTCGTTGGGACGGGATGTATGTCCGCAAGGACCAGGACGAGCCGATCGATCCCCAGTGGTTCATCACCTCAGAGAACGACCCCGCACCACTTCCTTTCATCCGACCCGACGATCCTGCTGCCCCAGCCTGCAAGACGCGGCTGGCCTATCAGAGCGACGGGATCTTTTCGCGATCGGTGGGGACGATGGCAATTGAGGAGACGTTCATAGTGTTCCCTGACGGTCGTCCTGTTGTTCGTCCGTTCCCTGGCTACAGCCTGTATGTCGGGAGTTCGATCGGCTCTCTCGAGATCGGTTGCAGCTTCGTTGTTTTCCCTGACGCCGGTCCCTACCCGCAGAAGAATTGACCTATGGCAGAGCAGGACAAGGCAACCCTCAAGCAGTCGTTTCAGACGGGCGATTCGCCGACTGGGAGCGACTTCGCAAACCTGATCGACAGCCAGTTGAACCTGGCCGAAAGCGTCGAGCAGACGATTAACGGAGCGGTGAACTTTGCCGGCGGCATTGCATTCGCTTCGGTGTCCGCTGCGGTGGTGAACGGGACTGCCGGGACGTTTGGGACTCTGACGACATCGAATGCACAGATCACAGGCGGCGACATTGCTAACGTGGCGCTGTCAAACGTGTCTGGTCGCTTCGTGGAGCTTGGGTATTCGCCCGGCGTCGGAGCAACTGCAACGCAAGCCGGCGCGAAGACGGCTGCTGTGGCGATCAACGCTCTGTGCGGCACGATCACAATGAACAACGCCACGTTGAACCGATCGACCGGCGTGTCTTTCACGATGGACAACTCCCGCCTTGGCAGCACCGACGTGATCATCGCCAACATTGCTGGCGGCGGCACCAGTGCTGCATACACCCTCAATGTGTCGAAGATTGCTGCCGGGAGTGCGCAGTTCTCGCTGCACAACCTGTTGTCTGGGGTGGACTTGTCTGAGGCAGTCCAGGTCCGGTTCGCAATCATCAAAGCCGTCGCGACGTGAGGTGAGGCATGGCATCCCCCTATATGACCGTCATCGAGGTCGTGAACGAGGTCTGTGACCGGATGGGGGTGCGCCGCGTCACGACAACCACGGCAAACCTGTTCACCCGCAACTGCATAAATCTGCTCAATGACGTGATCGAAGACCTGTGCGATTTCGGGACGTGGAACGAGCTACAGGCGTCTGCGGCTGTGGTGATGGTTTGCGGGCAGTCTGTCTACGACATCCCGACGACCACGCTGGGGACGGCAAAGCAGTTCATCCACTCGGTGCAAGAGGTCTACGTCTCTGGCCGGATTGCCAGCCTTGAGCCGATTGCCGACAAGAATGAGTTCCGTCTTCTGGTGCGCACTAGGTCGATTGGCACGCCATCCAGGTATGCGATCGATGGGACGGATAGCCTTGGCAACCCACGGATTGGCCTCTTCCCGCGCCCTGGGACGACATACGATGGCGGGAGCGCCTTCGTCCGGTTCCAGGTGTTGCCGCCCAAGTATGTTGCCGGCAGCGACGACAACGTGGTGATGCCGTTCCCTGGGCGAGTCCTGACCATGGGGTTGCATGCTGCTGCCATCCTTGACGAGTCTGGCGGGGTTCAGACCGACCAGTACAAGGCGGCGCAGTCCCGGTACTTCATCATGCGGAACAACAGTCTCGGCCGGCAGACGGCGAAGACCGGCGAGTTCACTCGCTTCCAGCCTGGCATGACGACGAGGACTTGATGGGCGAGCGGTTCTACGAGATCGGCAAGCGGGGGCTGGCGACCAACTTCGCGGAATCGGAGATCCCGATCGACTACGCGGTTCGGTTCCGCAATCGGTTTATCAATGCGGCCGGCGCGGCTGAAAAGCGCCAGGGCTACGTTGATTTCGGGGCTGCATTGCCGACGAAGGCAATCGTGACCGGCCTCCATGAGTACACCGACAACTTTGGTGACGAGAACCTGTTTGCCTCTGCCGATGGCAAGGTATTCCGTTACACGGGCTCTGCGTGGGTTGAGGTGTATGCCTTCACGACTGCGGCCAGGGTGAAGACAATCCAATTCGGCAGCACGTTGGTCTTCTACAACGGGTACGACCGACAGGTGAGCATCAACAGCGTGACTGCTGAGTTCACCCGGCTTGAGGCGGTCATGGAAGAGGGTGTGTGCGGTGCAGCAACCTCTGCGAATGGCATGTCTGATGCGGACATCACTGATTGGACGGCCCAGACATTCGTGGCTGAGGGCGACATCGTCTTCAATGCCAAGCGGGGCAGCTACGGACTGGTGACTTCGGTCACCTCTGGCAACATCACCCACACGGCGATGTCGGCTGCGGCTCAAGGCTTTGGAAGCACCCTGACCCCGGTGTCTGGCTCTGGACCTGGTGGCGATCCGACCATTGGGGATGCCTACAAGATCTACGACAGCGTCGAACTGAACGTCATCAACAATGACGGTGTGCCAGACAACGTCGGGGTTGTCGCCACGGCGTCGGAAACGACATCCGGCACTTACGTCACAGTTTCATCTAGCTTTGTGCCGAATTGGCTCAAAACAGAGCTTCGTGACGGGGACATTTTCTACAACACGACCAAGGCTGCGGCGAGTTTTGTCCACACAATCCTGTCTTCTGGGATTTACTTGCAGCCGGCGATCACATCGACATCTGCCGGCGACGCTTTCGTTCTCTACAAGTCGGCTATGCCGATCGCGTCTTTCATCCATGTGCATTTCGGCCGCGCCTGGATGGTCGATGCCCGCGACAAGCGTGTGATCACGGCAAGCGGCGACAACGACATCGAGGACTTCTCCGTAGATCCTACGTCTCTGACGACTCGGTCGCTGGACATTGGTTCGCAGCAGGATGGCGGCGAGATCGTTCGGGCGATCGCGACGTTCCAGACGTATTTGATCGTTGGCACGGAGCGGGCGGTCTATGCCTACCGTGGGACTGACCCTGCGGAGCTTGTTCCGGCTGGTCTGTTCCCACAGGGGGTTGTCTCCCCAGACGGGTTTGTGAACACCGGCAACGACCTGGCCTTCGTTGGCTACGACGGGCTGATGAGCGTCAGTCTGCTGATGAACACAAACAACCTTCAGCGGTCAAACCTGTCTGAGCCGATCAAGAACACGCTGCGGACGATCATCCGGCAGATAGTGAACCAGAATCCGGCCGATCCAGACATTCGTGTGTTAAATTACCAGCGACGTTCCTGGATCGTGTTAAAAATCGCGAGTAAATTGTACATTTACAACTACTCGAACTTCCTGGCTGACGACGGGCGCCTCCTGGCTGGCGCGTCGTGGAGCGACTTTGACGGGCAGATCGGGTTGCAGAAGTCGATGCTGGTCAAGAACAACTCCGACATGCTCCTCGGTGGAGCGGATGGCCGGATCTACACTTTCGACCAGAACACCTACACCGATGCTGGCGTGACATTCCCGACTGAGTACACGACTGGTTGGCTGACCCTTGAGGAGCCTCGTCGGACGACTCGGACGAAGATGGGAACCTATTTGATCCCCTCCTATCAGGTCGGCGGCGATGTCGTATACACGATCGAGGCCACCGGGGATTACGACATGCTCTCGCTGGATTCGGTGACGGTGACGGCTCGGGAGGACATTGGCGGGCGACCGATCGGTGCGTTCACGATTGGCGGGGCGCCGATTGGGACGGCCCAGACGATGGGGCAGAAGACGCCTTTGCGCTGGCGTGGCAAAAGCTTCCGACTGTCGTTCCGCACTCAAGACTCCGCTGGTCCTGATGTTCTGGCTGGCTTTTCTGTGTACGCCGAAATGGCAGGGAGGCGCTAATGGCGCTGTTCGACTTCGTCAAGGACATTGCGGGAATTGCGGGTGCGGCGACAGGCGTTGCCGGCATGCTCGGACTCGGCCGCGACAGTGGGTCAAAAGAGACGCGCCGGCTGGCTCAAAGGCAGGCTGCGATCGCGGAAGCCTTGGCAGACCCCAATAGCCCGATGTTCCAGCAGGCTCGGCAGCAGGCGATGGAGCAGTCTCGCACTGCCCAGTTGCAGGCACTGAGGGACTACATGACGGCTCAACAGCGGCAGGCCCGCCGGTTCTCTCGCCAGGGTAACGTGTCGATGTACGCAATGAACCCGCGCAGGGATGAAGCGATCTCGCGCCAGCTTGCCTCGATGGGCCAGAATGAGGCTGCGAGGGCTGATATTGCGGCGCGGCAGCAGCTTGCCGGTGCGGCACAAGGGTTCGGGTCAGCGGCACAGGGCATGGGATATGCTTCTGAGATTGGTCGGCGTCAGAATGTTGCTCGCATGTCTGGCTTGATTGGAGGCCTTGAGGGCTTCGGGGAACTGGCGTCTCGTTTGCCCGGTACGATCAACCGCACCGCACAGACCTTCGGATTTGAGCCTCCGGTCCAGTCTCAGGCAATGCCGCAACAGCCGGCGCCGCCAGCACAAACGATGCAGCGCTTCACGGGATTCCGCTGATGGCTATCTTCGGTCTTGATAGAGGGCAGGGGCCGGCGATGGAGGCTGCGGCCAGCATGACGCCTGTGGGGCCGGTTGCTCCTGCTCGTCGTCCTGTAGTTGCGCCGCGCCCCCCTGCGCCCGCTCCAGCCGCTGCGCCGACTGGCCAGCCGGTGATGATGGACATCGAGACCGTTCAACCTGGGGCGTCGCCGGCAGATCTGGCTGCTGCGAGCCGGGCTTTGAACATCGAGGCCGCGACTGGGGCTCAAGGCCAGCCCATGCCGACCTACGCCTCGGAAGCTGCGAACAGGGCGACTGCGGTCAGTCGGTTCCTTGAAGGCCAAATGAAGACGTTGGATCGCGGGGCGTTCAGCCCGATCGCCTCGGCTGCGCTTCGCGTCATTCAGAACCCACAGCAGGCGCAATTCGGCACAGCCCTGGCTGACATCGAGGGCGCAAACATCACGCGCGCCTACAACATCGCGAACGCATTGGCTGGGTTGCAGCGGTCTCAAGGGCAGCAGCAGTTGACGCCAGCACAGCTTCTGCGGTTCACGATGGACGCGGCCGGCAAGGGGCAGAAGAACGCGCAGCTTACTTTGGGTGCGGCTGACAGGTTTGCTGCGGCTTACGACGACCCCACGGCAGCGAGAGAGGCCTACCTTTCGGTCGCTTATGAAGCGCAGCAAAGGAATCCTAGCGCCGGTCCCGAGATACTGACAAACCCCGCGACTGTCGCCGCTGCTCGAGCGCGGATGGATGCGTCGGGCGTTGGCATGAAGCAGACAGGACGGGTGGCAAAAGCGGAGGCCGCGACGCCTGGCGCTACGGGTGGTGGGCCTGAGTTCGATGCGGAAGGCAACCTTGTTCGGTTCACGCCTTGGTCTGGAGAAAAGCTAACCCGCGACGAACAGGCTGCGAACACGCACTTCAAGACGTTCGGTGCCACAGCCATGCCTGGCTTCTTCAAGATGCAGGAAGAGAAGGCCAAGGGCGCAGCGGCAAAGGCCGATGTCACCAAAGTCCAGAAAATGAAGGAGTCGATCGTTGAGACGAACTCTGTCCTTCGTCTGACTGACTCGATCTCCCGTGGGATTGCAGAGGGCGCATCTGTCGGCGGCACTGGTATGTTGCAGTTGGCGCTTGCTGGGGTGACTGATCAGGTCAAGCAATTGGCATCTGCTCCGATCAAGTATGGGGAAGGCGCAAACACGCTCCAGACTTCTGTGCAGGAACTTCAGAATCCCTTGGGTGCTAGGGCGACGTGGGCTCGGGTCACTGGCGGAAACGAGGGCTTAAAGAGTGCATTGTCGTGGGTCGATAAGGCGCCGGAAGCACAGGCGGTCAAGACCAACATGCTTCTGCTGGCCTTTTCTGTAGCTCGAGCGATCGATCCCGGCGGGCGGCTGTCGAACAAGGATGTTGAAAGCGTCCTGATGGCTCTTGGCCAAGGTGGGTCTGGCGTCCTGACGAACCGCGACGCGATGTTGCGGGCCATGCGGGAGGTCGAGGACTACACCGTGATGCGGGTGCAGGATCGCTACAACCAGGATCGCGCGCTGTACGAGAAGAACAATGTGATCTTGCCGCAGCGTCGTGGTCAGGCGACACAGGCACAACCGGCACAAACTGAAGCGCAGACGGACCCGCTTGAGGGCAGGATTGCAGAAGACGCATCCGGCAATCGCATTGTTCGCCGCAACGGCCGATGGGAGCCTATGGAATGACTGACGGACTCCCCCCTGGGTTCAAACTAGTTGAGCCTGATGCCGGCCTGCCGCGTGGGTTCAAGCTTCTGCCTCAGACGCCGGCGCCCCCGCAAGACTTGGCCATTGCAAGCAAACAGGATCTGCGTGCAGAGGCCATGTTCCCTGGGGCATCCGTTGACCCGTTTGGGCGCCCGCTTGATATGGGTCTTGAACGGCAAACAGAAGATGCCCGGATTCGGGAGCGGCAAGTGTACCGGCAGGCTGGCGAACAGCAGTTGCGGCAGGGGAACATCAGGATCGGTGAGGCCCCATTGCAGGCCCGCATCGAGTCTGGCCTTGGGATGTCCCGTCTCAGTGGCTACCGGGCTGCTTTGGGTCCAGATTTCGAGGTCAAAGAGATCGAGACTGAGGGGCCTTACAAAGGCGAGATCGTTTACCGGCGCAAAGGCGAGCCCACCTTCCAGACCGTCAGGGATCCTGAGTTCCTTGGCAAGCCAATGGACTTTGCGGCTCGGGCGCGTGACATCCAGTCGGTGCAGAAGACAGCGGTTCCTGAGCTTCTTGGAACGGCCGGTGGGATGGCGGCAGTGGCGTTGCCAGAGGGCATGGCTCCATTGCTTGGCCCCATTGCGCGCACTGCGCTTGGCGCGTTTGGCGGTCGCATGTTCGGGGAGACACAGCGACTCAGAGAGGGTCAGAGCAAAGGCATCGTCTCTCCTGACGATCCTGTCATTACTGAGGCGGCAAAGCTCGGTATGGAGCAGGGGCTTTGGGAGGCCGGCGGTGTCGCGGCCCTTAGCCTCTTCCGTGCTCTTGCCGGCCGTGGCATCCCTGACATGCAGGGCATTACCCAAAGGGACATCCAGGACGCGTTGGCTCGCATCCGATCCAAGGTGGGCGATGAGGGCGCCAGGCTGGCGAGCATAGGCGACGTTCTCGCTGAGATGGGGCGCACGAATGCGGCCAACCTGTTCAAGTCGGTTGAAGAGAAGATTGCTCGCACCGCACGCGCCCCGTCCAACCGTGAGTTCGCGGAACGGGGGGCGCAGAAGGAGCAGTTTGTCGGCGGGCGTCTTGGCGGTGAACTCCCAGAGGGAATTGCTCGTCCTGGCGTCGATGTCGAGCAGCTTGGGCGCCAGGTCGAGGCGGCGGCTCCTGGGATAGAGCAGTTCACGCAGCAAGCGCAGCAGATCGGAGGGCGTCCTGGCGTTGCTCCTCGAGAGTTGGCGACCGGCATCCAAGAGACGGCACTTGCAGCGGAGAAGGCGGCTCAAGCGCCGATCCAGGCCGGATACAAGGCGATTGAGGCACAGGTCGGCGGCTTGCAAGCGCCTGCGACTGCAACGGGTGAACTTGCCGAGAGTTTGCGGGCTGGATATCAGACGCGCCTTTTCCCCAATCTCTCAAGCGACTCGCGATCGGCTGTCAACTCGGCGGTGGATCGTCTTTACGAGACCGTGCCGGATCCTGCCAACCCGACAAAGGAAATCCGTCAACTTGCGCCGGTTACCTATCGGCAGCTTGATGATGCGATCAGCGACATCCGCACAGCGATCCGCAAGAAGCTGAAGGGGGAGTGGACCGGAGAACTGCGCGAGCTTGAATCGATCGAGAGGGCTCTTCTCAAGGATCGCGACGATCTGTTGCGGCAGGCCGGCGGCGACGACCTAGTGAAGAGCAATTACGATCTTGACGCAGATTGGCGCCGCACGAAGGACATCTTCCGGCGCGGGGACTTTGCGGATGCTTTCCGCGTGAAGGCGACTGAGGCGCGCGCGATCACCGCTGAGAACTTCCTCCAGGAATTGGCTCTCGACAAGGACACGGCGTCGGCCATGCTGCCGTATCTGACGGATCCGCAAAAGCGGGAGATCCGTGCGTTGATGGTTGCGCGGTTGTCTGATCTGGCCCAGGTCTACGGCAAGGCGACGAACCGTGAAATCGGTCAGGCTGCGGTCGAAAAGGTTCTGATGCAGGCAGACTCGCCATTCCCGGTCTTCTTCAACCGTTCGGAGATCGATGGGCTGATCAAGGGCGGGCAGTTGCAGCGCACCCGCAAGCTGCTGGGAGTCGAGGACAGACAGGATTTCAGCGGCTGGTTCAATGACTTCTACAAGGAGCAGAACACCAGTGCGGCCAAGGCTCTGTACAAGCGTTTGGGTGCTAACCCTGCCCTCGCCGACACCGTGCGTGGCTTGACCAGGCAGCGGTTGTACGACGAGATTGCGATGGAGGGGCCGCAGAAGGGGACGAAGATCCTGGACATGGATGCTTTTGACAAGCTCATGCAGGACGACAAGAAGCTGCTGTTCTTGCAGCAGACGCTTGGATCTGACTTCCCCGCCCGTATGCGTGTTGTGGCGGATGCGACGACCGCTCTGTTCCCCAAGTTTGCGCCGCTGAACCTTGGTGAGAAAGAGATCGCAGACGCGACGGTCAAAGGACAACTCGTCGGCGCAGCGCGAGCCGTTTTGGGTCCGTTGAGCCCGATGCAACGTAGGATCACCTACGCCACGCAGCTTGCTGACGCAGATACCAAGCAGCGGATCGCCCGCGCCATTCTCGACCCTGAGTACTTCGGCCGGATTCTCGAGGCTAGCCGATCAACGGCTGGCAGTCGTGCGACCGCTGCCGGAATCGGCGCCATCCTGAGCGAAAAGAACAACATGCTCGACCAGGATCAGGACACCTGGTTGACGCAAATCCCGACGATTGCGGGCAATGCCTATCAACGCATGAGAGGAGACTGAGATGAAGAAGCAGATGAAAGGGCCGGCTAAGGTCGATAGGGTCATGGGCGAGTACAAGCGCGGCACCCTCCATTCCGGCAAGGACGGCCCGGTGGTAAAGAAGCGTGGGCAGGCGATCGCCATTGCCTTGTCGGAGGCCGGTATGGCCAAGAAACGGAGGAAGTGATGCCTGGACACTACGGCAAGATGGACAAGAAGAAGTCGGGCGGGGCGAAGGTCAGCATGAGCTACCCCACCGGCACGACCAATTCGGCCAAGGTTTCGCTGTCGGCGCAGAAGACGAACCCGGCGAAGCGCAACAAGAAGGCCTGATATGCCCGCCCTGTCGAAAGCCTCCTTGAAGGCGCTGTGGACGAACTTCTTCCAGCCCACCAGTGCCGACTTTGCAGACCTGATCTCCTCCTGGACCGATTACTACGCCGGCCTTGAGACGCTCGGGGCTGCGGTGAGCGGTGGATCGACAGGGCTGGCAAACTTCACCTCGCCAAGCTCGATCTCTTTCATTTCCCTGGGCGATACGGGTTCTAGCCTGATCTCGACCAGTGTGGCTTCGTCGGCCAGGTCTGTCCTGGGTCTGGGAACGCTTGCTGTTCTCGACTCGGTGTCGGCCGGGAACGTCGGCACGGATAGCGTTGGGACGGCGGCGATCATCGACCAGAACGTGACGCTGGCCAAGTTGGCGCGCGTTGGCACGACCGGGCAGTCCCTTATCAGCGGTGGAGCGGCTGCGAGTCCTGCATACGGGTGGACCGGACTGGTGCAGCGTGTCGAGACGAAGAGTTCGGCTGTGGTCAGCGGCACGGCACAGATCCCCCTAGACGACACTATCCCTCAAGTGACTGAGGGGACGCAGTTTCTTGCGGTGACGATCACTCCTCGATCGGCCAGCAGTACGTTGCTGGTGCGCGCCAATGTCTTTTTCTCGTCGGTCAACAACGTCGTCGTGACCGGGGCGATCCACACTGCGTCGTCGGCCGATGCGATCGCTGCTGTAGGAACGACCATTGGTGCAGCGGCCGATGGCGTGCTTACGATTGAGCACACGTTCGTCGCAGCAACGGTCGCAGCTATCCCGGTGCAGTTGCGGCTTGGGGGCAGTGGGGCGACGACGATCCACATGAACGGCAGTTCCGCTGGTGCTCGGCGGTTTGGTGGCGTAGCTGCATCGATTCTTTCGGTTTCGGAGATTGCGTCATGACGGCACTCAGCAAAGCGACGCTGAAGAACATCTGGAAGGCTCGGTTCCAGCCCCAAGCGAGCGACTTCGCGAACCTGATCGACTCCTGGACTGACTACAGCGTCCCCCTTGAGACCCTGGCTGAGGCGGTATCTGGCGGCTCTGTTGGGGTTCCGCTGTACACCTCGGCTGCGAGCGTGACGATGGTAGCGGCATCTGCGGCTGCTGTTGCCGGCATCCCGATCTTCACCGGATCCCCTTCGGTAGGTGCTATGCCGATAGGGTCACAGATGTTCTACGCCACAAGGTTTGCCGGCGGCAGTTTCTTCACCATGCAGTCTGTTGGTGCCGCCAGTCCTACTGTTTTCGCCAACACAGGTCTTTACCTCACGACCTACCAAGGCTCTGCCGGCACGATCTTCAGCAACTTCATCAATGCTGAAATGTCTCGCGGAACACCGGCTGCGCCGCTTGCTGTTCCGACGAGTACGAACGTTTTGCAAATAAGGGCAATCGCGCAGGGGGATTTATCCGGATTAACCGGGGCCGAGATTCGGGCAAGGACTGTCTCCGCAACGTCTGCGGCGGCGAACATCGAGTTCATGTTCTACATTGCAGACAATGTCACTGGGGCGACCAGTGAGCGCCAGATGCGTATCCGAAAGGGCGCCGTGAACTTCGAGCCAAAGGTCTCTGCCATTGCCACTCCTGTGGCCGGCGACGTGTACTACGACAGCGGGACCAACAAGCTGCGTTGTTGGGACGGGACTTCTTGGAACGATCTCTTTTGAGGACGAATGATGCCAAACGATCGCGACCTCGGTCGCCTTGAAGGCCGGCTGGACGAGTTCATCGAGGCGCGGGTGGCTAGAGACAAGCGCACAGACGAGAGGTTTGACCGGCTCGAGGGCAAGGTCCAGGAGCTTCTTGATGCGGCCAACATGGGCAAGGGCGCGTGGTGGTTCGGCCTCAAGGTCGGTGGGGCCTTGGTTGCGCTCGCGTCTGGGTTCGTTTGGATGTTCGACAAGATCCGGTGGCACTGATGTTGGCTGCTCTTCTCCCAGTTCTCGGCCCCATCCTCGGCCAGGTCGCCAAGTCGGTCTTCCCGAATGCAGAGGATGAGATCCGCCGGCTTGAGATCCAGGCTCGGATGCAGGAAGCCCTGATCGCCAACCAGGCGCAGATCGAGGCTGCGGCAGCGGATGTGATCCGCACGGAGGCGCAGGGAGAGTCCTGGCTGCAACGCAACTGGCGCCCGCTGACGATGATGGTCTTTGTCGGACTGATCGTCGGCAAGTGGCTTGGTTACACTGCCCCAGGGGTTTCGGAGGCCCTGGAGCTACGTCTTCTTGGGTTGATCGAGATCGGCTTGGGCGGCTACGTGATCGGCAGGAGCGTCGAGAAGGTCGCCCCGGTGATTGCCGGCGCCCTCAAGAAGTAGGGTAGCTCCACACGGCCGGCGTCGGCCTCGTATCGACGTGCAGGAACCTTTTCTCGGCTGGCCCCGTCTGTCTCACCCCGATGCCAGTAAACCCGATCGATAGGGCGAGCCTGAGCAGCTTGTAGGCTTCCTCTCCGCTCACCAGGAGATCAGCGGCCTTCCCTTTCGTGTGCCACCCAGGAGTTGGTTTTACGGCCTCTGATGGGTGGGAAGGGTCTCGGAAGGCAGATGACACCTTGATCGGCTTTCCGTGCGCCAGACGCAGCGAATCAAGCATCAGCATGAACGTTGGATCCATCTCGCACTTGCCGGTCCAACTGCACGACATCTCGGTCCGCGTGAAGAACTGGTGGTTCCAGGGTTCTTTCATTTGACCCTCCATATTCTGATCCCTGATGCCATTTTCCTGGCCACGTAGAGGCGATCCAGCCGCTTTTTCTTCGCCCAGTTATTCGCGCCCATTTGAACGTTCGACGCGGTTGTAGTTCTCTGGACTACGACTGAATCGCCTACCTCGAGTGGTTCGTATTTCGCTCTGTTGTACCTAACCTGGATCTTAGGCAGTAAGCTTGCTTCGAGCGAACGTCGCCAGGTCTCGAATGTCAGGTGCGGTGGACACTCGGATGATTTCATCAAGCGCCGCAGCCGCAAGTTGTATCGCCGCTTTGCGCTCGAGATCTGCGACTGCCAGAGCCGCCACAGCCGGCCGTTGCTTTGGCGGTCGCCCCCGGCGTCGGGGCGGATCCGCAATATGTGTCTGGGCATCTGTGGTCATATTTTCCCTCGTCGGTTTGCACTCATGGTTTGCCAAGCGTCGATGACACGCTCGCGCCAGGCTCTTTCGTGTCGGAGACGTTCAGAATCAAGAAACGCCCGACGCTTCTCCTCAAGCGCCTTTCGGTAGGCCTCCGACGCATATGCGGTGGCTTCTCGATCGGCTGCTCGCGGGAGTTCGCACTTGAGGTATTCGTGTGCATGCACGGTCCTCAGATAATCTTCCGCGAAATCATAGTCGGCTCGGGCGATCGCGGCCTTCTCGCCCAGCCCTTCCAGAACGGTCAGATGCCGCTCGATGTCGTCGTCTGTGAGCATCAGAACGGCACGTCGTCATCAAGCCCAGAGGGCGGGTCGTGCCGGATCGGCTTGTCGTCTTCCTTCCGCTCGCGAGGCGGGAACAGGCTGATCGACAGCTTCCCATCCTCCGATCGGGTGAGCGGCATATAGTCCAGGTACAGCGTGTAGCCACCAGCCTTGTTGGGCATGGCGATCCCGACCTTGCTCCAGTAGGTCTTGCCGCTGCGCGGGTTCTTGATCCCGTGCATGGCGTCCAGGCGTTCAGCCATTTTGGTTCTCCATCAATTGCATCACCTTTTTCGTCGCCTCGGGCGAAAGACAGTCCACCGTCTCGTCATGCCAGTCGATCGCCGCGATCGAAAACGGCTTCACGGTCTGCCCCGTCTTTTCAAGCAGATGCCGCAGGATCGACTCCATGTCCTCCCTCAATTGCTGCTTCCTTTCCTCGAGGGTTGCAATCGAGTGACCAAGCTCGTCCATCGCGGCGTTAAGCGCCCTGAGCGTAAGCTTGTGGAGCGGCGCCAGTTGCGAGAGGTCGTAACGGGTTCCGTCTGCCATCGCCTGTTCTGCGATCAATTGTGCCGGCGCCTTCATGAGTTGAACTCCGCGATCCGCTTGTCCTTCTCGGCCATGAGGGCGTCATAGCCCGCTGCGCTGGCGGTCTGGACGAGTTTGAGCGCCTCCTTCTCCTTGAGCAGGATCTCGGCCACGGAGATCGCGTCAGGTGCCTCCTGGATCGCCGTCTTGAGGCGCACAAACTCCTCGCGCGCCCCAGGAGCCTTCTGTTTCTGCGGGGCCTTGTCCTTCACCGCCTCGACCTTGTTGCCATCGGCGGCATTGGCGTCGTCGTCCTCTTCTGCCGCAAGGCCAAAGAAGCTGGACACTTGATAGCGGCGGGCGAAGGTAATGATCGAACCCATTTCCTGCATCTTCACGACCTTGGCTTGGTCGAGCGGCATACAGGTGCTGATCATCCCGCCGGCACTATGACAGAGCCGCAGGCACATCACTATGCCCTCCGGTGTGCGCTCGAGCGTTTGCGTGAGCGACAGCCCGTTGTCGGACAGCGGCTTGCGGATGCCGTCAAGGATCGAGTCCAGCGTCGCATAGCTGAACTTGTACGTCCCGCGATCGGACTTCACGGTGACTTCCCGGTTCTTCACCGGGTTCTGCATCTGCCCCTGCGCTTTGGCCAGGGCGGCATACAGGGCTGCGTTCGGATCGGTCATCTCATTCCCCTTCGGTGATGGTGATGGCGCCGCGCTTGTTGCGGCTGGCCTGGATCCCGTGGCCTTTCGCGAGCTTCACGTCTTCCGCAATCAGCTTCTTCAATCCGGCGGCTGCTTTGTCGTAGCGCTTCGCGGGCTCCCTCGTTGCAATCCACTCGGCAGCGAGGTCACCCCACTCGTTGCTGCCGGTCATGTCTACAACCCGCGTGGGAGGAGGCGGCGCCAGCAGGGTCGGAGCGTCAGACGGCGGCATCCCCAGCCGCACGCACTCCCAGAAGTCGTACAGGGTGCGTTGCAGTTCGACCGCGTACAGATCGTCGTACTCGACCTCCTGATAGTCCCAAGTGTTCCCCATGATCACGGTGAGGTATGCCCGACGCAGACCAGTCACGATCATGTTGTGATGAAGCTGAGGCTGATACCGTGCGGTTGCTTCTGCCAGCGACGTGCGCTCGTTCGTGTGCTTGGCCTCGAGGACAGCGTCTGCCCCGTCAACCTCAACGATCGCATCCAGCGTGCAGGACATCCACCCGTTATCGTGGGTGATACGGTGCTGCACCGATCGCAGTTCGCCGCCCGTTTTGCGGCAGAACCAAGCCATGTTGAAGGACTCGGTGAACGAGCCCAGTTGAACCTGGAACACGTCGTCCAGGTTATCGGGCTCGGCAAGGCCGCACTTGACCTTCCAGAGCTTCATACGCTGTTCGTCAGTGCCGTTGATAATGATGTTCGAATCGGACCCACCCAGGGTTTTGCGACGCGCTTCATGCCATTCCGGCGGATGCTGCTGAATAATCGTCATCGTCCATCTCCCTTTTGCTGTGGACAGGCTCGTAATTATCAGATGATTCCGGCGCGGTAAACAGGGAATTGCGACTTTGTCGCACAATTCCGGTCCGAGTTTCGTGCCGATCTTTCGCGCTAATCCAGTGCGACTTCTCGATTGTCAGTGCGCCAGGGGCGCGCTCATCGTGAAACGCATCTGCGACAGCAGCGTCCCAAGCTCTGTTTTCGATGCCGTCGTACCCGTGCCGCAAGCACGACCACAGTTCGGGCTCAGTGCAGTTGAGCCGGCGCGCCGCCTCTTGGATGCGGCCTGAGTGCGTCTCTCTGGTCTGCCGGATAAGGCGCTCTTTGATCTCTCTGGCCAGTTTGTTCCGTGCCAGCCAGTCCAGAGCCGCCGAATCGACCTTGTGCGGACCGGCGTCGAGATCGGCTGAATTGTGGTCCTCGTCCAGCCAGCGCTGCTGGTTCAACCAGGTCTGAGCGTGCGCAATGTACTGGATCTCAGACCCGGCCTTTGCGGCGGCATACCGTTTCGCGCCATCGATGATGACCTCTGGAGAGATCTTCATCTTGTTGACGACCTTGTCGAACGCCTTTTGGGCCGCGCCTTTCCCGACGCGTCTAGGGTACGCCCGCCAGAAGTCTTCAAAAGGGTCGTTGGTCAAAGAGAGCTTCATACTCTGCCTCCCGTGCTTCAATCTCCATGGGATGGTTCCAATAGCCGTGGCGGATCAGTCCAATGGCGTAGCGCCAAAGGAAACCCACAGCCCCATAACGTTCGATCTGCCTGATATGCGCCTGTTCGTGAGCAACGAGACGGTGCGGGGCTGGCCAGTGTAGGTAGTAGGCCGCGCGCCAGGGCATGGTGATCGCCTGGAAGCCGGTGGCGCGGAGCCACCAGCGAAGGACTAGCGGTGCGGGGCGGTGGCGGGTCATGGCTTGGCCTCCAGCGCTTTGCGGGACTCCCTTGCTCGGTCGTATGCGTTGGCGAGCGCCGCGCGGCTGACATTGCAGATTGCTATCAGTTCGGCGCGTAGCGTCTCAGGTTCTAACTTCAGCCTCTCGACCTCGGCCCGCAGCCACTTAATCTCCTCGACGCCATCTCGGATCGCCAAGCCGCACGACGGTGGGTGCATGGCGTCCCCCTTGGGAGAGACTTTCAGCCACTCGTCTGTGCCGCGACGCAGGCCTTCTGAGATCGACAGCAGCAGCTCAAGTTGAGCTTCCCTTGGACGGGTCATGGCTTGTCCCTTTCGTAGAAGTGGCACTTCTCAACCGGGTTTTTAGTGTGGCGATCTAGGTATCCGCCCCTGACCTCGCCGATGTAAGACGCGAATGCCCACCACTTTGTTGCTGCCAGCGGAGGAAGCTCTGGGTTCGGAGCTTGACAATACCCAATCCCCGTCAGCCGACCGTTTCGGCGCGCCCACTCCGCATGCCGGCACGACAGGCATAGATGCGTGCTCACGTTCCCTCCACCGGATGCGTCGCCGGCTCGCGGAAATATTCGGCGATCTGGGCGCGGAGCCGGGTGTTCAGGGCGCGCAGTTTCTCAACCTCGGCCAGCAGCGCGGCGCGGTCGTTATGGGCCTGCAACCCAACCCTCGTATGCTTCCAGTGGTGCTCTGGAAAATGCAAGTTTTCGGTGACCATAGCATCGTATTCGTGTCTCTTCCGAATATCCGAGATGAGGTCTTCGGTCATGGCTTGGCCTCCAGCGCAGAGCGCACCTGTCTCGAACCTGTTCGACCGTGCCTGTCCGCCCACGCGCGCAGGGTGAGACGGCGGATCGCGACCAACGCTTCAGCCTCCGACAAGCCGGTCAACCCGCCGCTGTGTGCAATCGTCGCGATATCCGCCGCGTCGGCCCGCAGCCGCTCGATCTCCGCGCGCAGATTCTTGCTCTCCTCGCGCTGCTTCGCGATCTCTCTGTGCGCCCACCATTCCGCTTCGGATTTCGGGATACATGGGTCCACGATGCGCCGCTTCAACGTCTCCGCTGGCGTTGCCTTTCGTTGTTCGCTCATCGTCCTTCCTCCTCTGGATATGAATCTCTCCCCGCCTCGATCAGAGCCGCGCGCAGCAATTCCTCGCCTCCGCACGCGGCCTCGTGGGCTTTCCGCAGCCGCTCGACCTCGGCCCGCGCCTCGTCGCGGTCTCGGACCACCGCATAGAGCGCGATCTGGAGCTGCCCAAGCGCTACTTGCAGCGCCGTCGCTTCCTCGACGGTGATCGTCACCGGCCATCCCGCGAGCGGTGCGCCGTCGCGCGCGGGTGGCTCGTCGGTGCGGCGGGTGGGGGTGATGTCGGTCATGCCTGCGGCTCCTTGTCGAGTTCCGCCACCAAAGCGTCGGCGTATTTGACTGCGAGTGCAGCGATTTCGTGTTCCCATCCCCTTATTGCTGGGTTTGTCACCAACCCCTGCATCGCCGCCGTCGCGATGCGCTCGCGGCGCTCTGCGCGCCAGTGCCACGCAGCCTCCGCTTGATTGGCCGCGATTTTCTCCTGAGCGAGCGTGTGACGCTCATAGGTAGCCGCTATCTGCTCTTGCGCGCGAGTGGCGCGCTTCATGAGTTCGACCGAGTGGTCGTCCGCGCGGTCGTCCGTCGGTTCTCCTGTCATGTGACTGCTCATCGTCCGTCTCCCATCTCGGCAATGACCTCTCGGAAGTTGTATCCGGCCTTCCACGCCTCGCGCTGCCTCTTCCTAATGATCCGGTCGATTTCTCGGGCCGTCCCTGCAACGTGAGCGCCGCTCATCGCCCAGTTCTCGGCCATGCGCTTCGCAATGCGCTCGCCGTCCGTCTTCTTACGTCGGCTCATGGTTTACCCCCGTTATCCATGGCAGATGACTCCACAGAAAGCATTTCTTCAAGGCCTGTGAGATTCGAGCAGGGAGGGGAATTACTCATCGTCCTCCCTCCTCCGGATACGGGTCTCTCCCGTCCTCGATCTCGCGGCAGACGCGGCGTAGTTCGTCGGCCTGAACGGCCATCTCGTCTGCCCCTACCGCCGACGCTGCTACCTGCCCCGCCGTCAGCAGCGTCCACGCCACCGCCGCCCTCGCCGCCCTTGCCGCCTCCGCCGCCTCCGCCGGCCACGCCGCCGCCCTCTGCACCGCCGCCTTTGCCGTCCACGCCGCCTTTGCCGTCCACGACGCTTCCGACGCCACCGCCTCCGCCGCCTCCCTCAACTCGGTGCTGCTGCTTTTGCCTCTCGCATTCCGCTCTGCAACGTCGAGGGCTTCGAGACTTCGGGGGTCGGTCATGAGGTGCTGGACTTGCCGCGCGCACCACACAGCGTACAGCCGGATCTCTCGATCCCTGCCTTCGACCGCCCGGAGGCACCAAAGCGCGTCATCAAGCCCGTTACTGTCCAGGACCGTGGTGATTGCCAGCGGCTCGTCGTCGGGTTGCGTCTTGCCCAGGTGGCGCAGAAGCGTTTCCCACCCATCTCGGCAGGGGCCATGCGCGCGGATTGCGTTCAAACTCGTTTTCATGCTTTCCCCTTTCTCAAACGATGGCACTCAGGGAATCCCAAGTGCATGCCTGGTGGCAATGTTTCCTTGATCTCACGGTAGAGCAGCCGGCATTCGGCCACGGTCTCGACCTCCGCGATGAGAACGACGCAGTCCCGTTCGCTGACCGGCACGTTGACCGGGCAAGCCAGGACGAGCAGAGCAAAGACGCTCGGGTTCATTGAGTCCCCCACATTGCGAGCACCGCCGCCGCGATTGCTGCGACGTAAATCACGACGTAAATCGCGACGTGGACGAATTGATACCGACTTTCGCGCATTTGTCACCCCTTTTCTGCGATATATGCGGTCAATAATTTCGCGGCGACTTGCGGGACGATCGCGTTACCGTAGGCGCGCAGTCGTCCCACTCGGCCGGGAACCCCATGAGCCAGCGGGAATGTGCCGGGTTCAACTGGCCGCGATTTCCCGTCTCGGCAGGGGAGCCAGTCGGCAGCGGACCAAAATGAACCGCCTGGTTGGCCAACTGCTCGCCCTTCGTCGTCCCGCTGCGCTCTTGATAGCTCTGCGCGTTCGCGTGACGATAATCCCTGCTCGCTGGCGTCGCCCAGCCCGCCATCCGCGCGGCATCGAGGAGCGTCGTGCCGGGATGCCCAGTCACGGCTTCCTTCCTGGGGTTCGTCGCTGCGCGATCCATCCCATCGTCCATGTATCCGTGACGCCTCGACCCCGCTGCATCCATGCGTGTCGGCGTCGGCCATCCAGTACAATCTCTGTCGGATGTGCGGCGCACCGACGCCCGCAGCGCACAGATCTGCCGCCCCAACGGCGTAGCCCGCAGCTTCCAGGTCAGCGGATACACCGTCGAGCCACTCGAGCCCAAGTCGGCTTGCAACCTGTTCTCCAGCCACGACTGGAGGGCGGCACTCTCGGACGAGCCGATACATCTCGGGCCAGAGGTGTCTTGCGTCAGCGGTCCCTGCGCGGCGTCCTGCTCCGCTGAAGGGCTGGCAAGGGCAGGAGCCGGTCCACAGAGGTCGGTCATCCGGCCATCCTGCGATCCTGGCGGCGAGGCTCCACCCTCCGATGCCGGCGAAGAGGTGGACTTGTGTGTATCCTCGGAGGTCGTTGGGCTGGACATCTGTGATGCTCCTCTCATCAACATCGCCAGGCGCGATATGCCCAGCGGCGATCAGGTTCCGCAGCCAGGCGGCCGCGAAAGGTTCGATTTCGTTGTAGTACGCGCCCATCAACGGCTCCTGTAACTGAGGTCGCCCATCAGCCGCGCGAAGGCTAGCTCAGGGTCACGGATCTCGATCGGTCGTTCCTTGACGCCCGTGAAGTCAGCGCAGTTCCGGCGCCATCCCGCGCCAGGATCGACCGGGGCGAGCGGCGGGAACAGGCGTGGCTTGTGACGTAAAGAGCAACTCCCCTCCCAGTTCTCGCATCGTCTGCACGCATCAGGATGAGTTCTGTGCCTTTCGTACAGCGCACGGAAGTAGCTGAGTGCCGGAAGACGCTGATCTGGCTCGAGGTCTGCGAGGAAGACCAGGAACTCAGCATCTTGGGCCAGCAGCCAGGTCAATCGGGCGTCAGGGCGTTTCATATCAATCCCCGGTTTCTGAGAGCCTGAGCCTCTACAGCGCGAAACTTTCGAGCGGCATGAAGTCCCCGTTCCTGTTTCACGATTGCCTCAACCTGTTTTGCAAGGGAGGAGTAGCAGTACCCTCGCGCGGTGTAGATGCCAGCAAGTCGATTGCCCCAGCGAAGGATGGCGAGCTTGGCAAACCGATCGGGCTTAGTTCCTCCCTTCAGCCCAGCAATGCGGCACCAGTACATCAGCGCTTGTTTCGGACTGAAACTTGACCGCTTGATCATCTTTTCGCTCATCTACTCCTCCTCTACCTCGTTGAGACCAGACTGCTTTTGGGGTGGTGTGCGGGCAGACTCCGACCATCCGTAGAAAGTCGGAGCTTTTTTCTGCTTTTGGGTCCCATCTGGAGCCGCCGGAGCAGATTGCATCAGTCACCGTTGAGCCTGTGTTAGGCAATGGGCCGGGGCGGCGATCCGATGTGATGGCAACTACCCCACCACACCCCGATTAAGACTGTCTCCATATCGCGGTGGCAGAACCGGACGATGCAATTCGCCCAGCCTGCGCGCCTCTTTTTCAAGGCATCATTCTGGCTTCGCTTGAGCGCCGTTCCTGCTGTTTTGCCCATGCGGGCGCAGCGGCGCAGCCGATAGACGGCCATGTCGCGCTAGCCTTGCAATGGGACAGATCACGTGCCAAATTGCGTTGGCACTTGACCCGCCTCTGTGAAAGGCTGGGTCCGCGACACAGGGGCTTGCCAGCCCGCTGGGTCAGGGAGCCGGGGAGGCGCGAACCTCTCCGGCCCCCAAACCTTCCTACTCTCCGACAGGCTTGTCAAGCGGCTCGAGCACCAGCCGATGGCCCAGGGCGTTGGCGACCGCTTGCAAGCTCAGGAACGTAGCGTTCCCCTTGCGGCACCAATTCCGGTAGCTCCCTGGGTGAACGCCGGCCCGAAAGAAAATATCCCTGATGTTCCCTGTCCGCTGGCTCTCAGCCATGCAGAGCTTCAGAACTTGCGAGAGCGTCTTATCGACCCTCGGGTCTGGCTCGGTGAGGTTATGGGCGCCATCTTTCTGCTTTCCCCAAGCGCGAACATCAGCCTCGAGGACGCGGTACTGCTTCTTCCCCCGGTGTTGGACCCACTGCGAGGCGACGCGCCCTGTTTTAGCCAGGCGAGCGATATGCGAAGGGCTTGTGTTGGCGATCCACGCGGCGGTCTTGGTGTTGATCCAGCCCTCAGCGGACTGGTCTGAACGCATCGTCATGCTCGATCCCCCTTTTGATTTCGTGATGAAGCTTGAGCAACACCTTGTCTGCATTGACCATCGCGATCGAGTAGTTCACGACCGCTACGCTGCGGCCAAACATGGCTGCGATGCCGCGCTGGGTCGTCGTGCGGATCATGTCGTAGGCCAGGGCAATGGCCACGGCTCGGACCCGCGCGATCTCGGTGGTTCGGCGCTTGGACCGCAGATCGTTCGCGGTAACACCGAATCGTTTCTCGATATCGGCGGCGATCACCCGCCAGGCCTTCTCCTCCGGCGACTGAACGTCATGCATTTGAAGCCACCTCGCTCTGCCGCGCAGCGATGACGCCCGCGAGCACGGACGCCAATTTCGCGGCATTTTCCTCGGTCAGCATGATCGTGAAGTCGTCGATTTCAACGACCATCGCATCGCGCGCAGCGGTTTTGTCCCCGGTGTCGAGGGGGTAGACGTACCGCGCGGCGATGCTGTTTGGGCGCGGAAACAGGAAATTGCAGGAAAATCGTGTAATCATAAGAAAACTCCCTTTTCACGTATTGTGAAGATGTACGCGCCAGGACGAGCCGTCCTTATCGCCCCAGAACTCGACTGTCTGAGCCGTCTCAGCCCAGGCGTCGCACGCGACGAGAAGCTTAATGAGCAGCCTCGCCGAGTAATCGGCATGCGCGATCTCATTGTGCGAGATGCTGCGCGCGATCAACTGGTCTGCGGTTGGGTTCATCATGCCTCTCCCAGAACCTCTCGGATGCGCTCTGCCAGGGCGGCGCGAATGATCGCCTGATCCGTGGCATCGCGCACGTCGAAGCCCGGCGGCTGCGGCAACGAGCCCGCCTCCCAGGTGTCAGTGTCCGACCAGTGCGCGGTTTCCTCCTCTTCGCACAGGGACGAGACATGCCCCTCGGCAGCGGTGAGGATCGCGGGATCCTCGAGGGCTGCGGCGACGCGCGTCAGTGCCACGGGTTTGTTTGCGCCGACGATTGCGGCCCAATGGGTCCGCGCCAGTTTCTCGCTCATTGTCAGATCCTCTCAATGTCAGCAACAAGCGCGGGCCGACCGGCGCGCTGTTTGAACTGCTCGCGCGTCACCAGCGCGAACGCAGCGGCATCGTCTTCGTCGCTGAGCCAGGATGAGACCAACACCCGTTCCTTATCCCAAGACCAGACGCCCGCATGCACGGGGATCGGTTCCCCGCCAAACGTCGGGAGGTCGGAGAGATCGAGCGCCTCCCAAGCCTCCAACGTGAGCAGCTTGTCAACCTCAAGGATTTTCGTCCAGAGGTCGGTGAGGTTATGCGCCTCTTCGATGTACTTCATCGCGGCGCCGGTGATTTCGAACAGTGCCATTTCGTCTCTCCCTTTCTCACCGGAACATCCGGTAGCCCTGTATACGCGCTATCCTATCATCACATGTAGGGTATTATCGCATAGCTGGCCGCGCGCGGTAATCCATTATTGCATGGCTCGATCCACCTGATAGCGCTCGATCGATCGCATGCCAGCCGTGCGGGCGCGAGACCTAGCCGCGCGTGATCGGTTTTCAGCAGCTCGCGCGTGTCTGGGGAAGCTCGAATTCATGGGTGCGACCTGGCCGGCGCACAAAACGAAAGGGGGCGGCATTGCTACCGCCCCCCCCCCCTAGGTCGCTTGGCGTGCTGCTACGCGACGAACACGATTAGCGCGCAAATCACGGCCATCATGGCCAAGAACGCGAGACCGTCAATGAAGGCTCGAAGCATGGTCAGTTCCCTTTCTGCGGAGCGACGATGAAGACGCGCGCATGCCGGAACGCGACAATGATGCCGCGCCGAGACCATCGGACGCTTTTGGGAGACGTTGCGGCGCTTTGCCCAAGCCCCCATCCATACATTTCGCGAACGCGCATCAATTCGTCGTGCGCAGTTTCGCATGGATGCGACGCGACGAAAGGCGCGGCCCCTGAACAGAACCATTTCGTACGTCGAACAGATTGCGTTGGCATAAAGAACCCCTTTCCTTCATTAGCCTCTTCAGTACCCGCATAACGGGTAGACCGGGGTGATGCCCCGGTTTCGGCTTGTTAGGTAGCGGACTCGGCAAGCCAACAACCGCCCATGTCAGAAAAGGCCTTGATGCTTGTATGGGAACCCTTGCGGCGGCGGGGCCTTAAGGCGATTGCAACTCGCCGCATTTCAGGCCGTTCAAGGGCCGCTTTATGAATGGCGACCGCTTGAGACCAATTTTCACAAGCGACGCAAAGGAAAGAGTGTCCGCCCCTTGCCCTGCCCCAACCGGACATGAACTTATCGGTCATGTTTACGTAGATCATGCGTCGTCTCCCGCAGGAAGCAAAGGAACAATCCATCCCTTGACGGTTTCCCCGTCGTCATCGATCCACTCGCCGAGTGAAACGGTTTCGCCGAGTTCCCACCCATTGTCATCCATTCGGTGAGCGGAAAAGTAGTTCTCGGCCACGATGAATGCCCATTCGGCGCATGACGCGCGGCCGATGACAACGTCACCTTCAAGGGATACAGGAAGGCGAGGCTTCGCCGTTTCGGCCAGCAGGGCATTCCAATCGTCTGTCTCAAAGACGGGGTAGCCGTCCTCCGTTGTCAGTCCGAAACGGGGAACGCTAGGGCATTCCCGGCGATCAGCGTCCGCGTAATCGATGAAGACCCGCAGCGTCTCGCCGTCAGCGACGAATTGGAACGATGGGCATGCGTCATTCTTCCATGACGTTTCGATCCATCCCGAGGGTATCGGAGGGAAGTCGGATAGCGGATAGTCTGTGAAGATCGAGTGGTTCATCGAAACCCCTTTCGAGCGGCAGGATTGCCAGCGCCGACTATGGTGCATGACGCGACCGATTGCAAACGGTTTTCGCACCCGCTCATTCAAAATGTAGAGGTTAAAGAAAACACGCCCGTCTCTTCACCTCATGCACACACAGGAAGAGACACGTAGAGGGAGAGACGCTAAGGGAGACAGTGTCGCCCTATCTGATCCGGCCGCCGTCTCGCGATCTATCGCGACCAGGTCGATGCTGCGGTGCAACATGTCATCGCGCAATCCGTGTTGCAGCGCACAATGCCGGGCGTTCGAGCTTGACCCGCCGCCCGTCGCCCGCGCCCGCGCTCTACCGCACGCCCAGCGCCGCCCATGCTGGTCTCGCCTCGCCCGCGCGCGCCGTCCAGCGCCGGATCGATGGGGGTAGGGGTAGGGGGTCGAGAACGACGGCGAAGCAGGCCCCCCCCGGCTTGGGGTTTTGACAAGATCAGTTGCAGAGGCTACGGGCATGTCCTCACGCTTGGCACGG